CCGGCTACAACACACCCTGAAAGGACTGACAAATGGCACTGATCAACATGCAACGCGCACCCGAGCGCGAAGAGATGCCCGGCGAAATCGAGATGGACGAGCCGCGCTACCCGTACGGCTTATGCATCAGCCTGGGTAAAGACGAACTCGAGAAACTTGGCATCACCGCTCTGCCGAAGGTCGGCACTGAGATGATGATCATGGCCAAGGCCTATGTGAAGATGACTCGTGCATACGAGACTCAAGGCGAAGGCGAAGACATGGGCATCGAGTTGCAGATCACTGACCTGGAAATCCAGGGCAACCAGCAACAGCGCAACGCCGAAGCATCGACCATGCTCTACGGCTCCGGTGAGTAACCATGCCAGCCAAGACTGAGAAGCAGGCCCGCTTTATGCAGGCCGTTGCGCACAACAAAGAGTTCGCCAAGAAGGTGGATGTGCCTCAGTCGGTTGGCCGCGAGTTCTCGCAAATGGCCGAGAAGATGTACCCGGCCAAAGACAAAGAGAAAAAGAAAGGCTGACCATGCCAGGACCAGGACTTTGGGCCAACATCCACGCCAAGCGTGAGCGGATCAAAAACGGGTCTGGCGAGCGCATGCGAAAGCCTGGCGAGAAGGGCGCACCGACACGCAAAGACTTTCGCGAGTCAGCCGCTGAAAAACTCTACGGCAAAGACAAGGACAAGAAATGACAGCACGCCAAAAGTACCAGGGTGCTCCCTGGCTGTACGACGAGACGACCGGCGACATTGTCGGCGTCAAAGATCCTGACGGCTCGGAGTTCTACTGGTCTAGGGCGTCTAACTATGGATTGTTCTATGACCTGGCAGACCAATCCGCCAGCATCAACACGGCCACTCCAATTCGATTTAACACGCCTGTCCTTGAGCAGGGCGTGCGCATTGTTGACACCAACAAGGTCACATTCGATCGGGCTGGCAAATTTTCTTTTACGCTGACAGCGCAGGTTGAAAATGGCGACAGCCAAGCCCACAACTTCTGGCTATGGGGCCGTATTGATGGCGTTGATATTCCAAACAGCCTGACGCGCTACAGCGTGCCATCAAGCCATGGTGGCTTGCACGGCGCCATTGTTGTTGAGCGCAGTTACTTTGGCCCAATGGCCGCTGGCCAGTACATCCAGGTGATGTGGATGACTGACAGCACCGATGTCACGATCAACTTTGCGGCAGAAAGCGCGTCACCGGCAAGGCCAGCCACGCCATCCGCATACCTGTCAGTGCATGAAGTTGCGGCATGACGGTACCCGTATCCAGATGTGCCGTGGATAGATTGACGACATGAGCAAAGAATTTGACCCGATCGATCTCAAAGGGCAAGAACGCGCCAAAGCCGAAAGGGAAGTGCGTGAGAAACTGGCCAAAGAGAACGAAGAGGCTGACCTCAAGTGGCTCATGGGTAGCAAGAGGGGGCGCCGTGTAGTGTGGCGTCTTCTGGATCAGTCGGGCGTGTTCCGTCTGTCGTTCAATACCAACTCGATGCAAATGGCATTCGCAGAAGGTAACAGGAACTTCGGGCTTCGCATGCTTTCGATGGTTCACTCTCTCTGCCCTGAGTTGTACCCACAAATGGTAAAGGAGCAATCCAATGACAGAATCGCTGATGACGGATCAAGCCGCAACGACCACTGAAGGCACGCCCGCATCGCAAGACGCCTCGAGCACGCAACCGACGGGTGGCGAGCAACAGGCATCGCAACAACAGGCTGACAGCACGCAGAACCAGCAGGCTGGCCAAGATGGTCAGAAGACTGGCAATGCCGAAGGCGACCAGGCCGGTGATCCTGCAAAGCAGGGTGCGCCGGAAGCGTACGAATTCAAAGCCCCCGAGGGCCAGCAATTCGACCCCGAGGTGATGAACTCATTCTCGGAAATCGCCAAGGAATTGAATCTGCCGCAAGACGCCGCGCAGAAGATGGTTGACAAAGTCGCGCCAAAGATCTTGGAGCGTCAGATGCAAGCATTGGAAACTGTGCGCAACGAGTGGGCTGAGTCCGCTCGCGTTGACAAGGAGTTCGGGGGTGAAAAACTCAACGACAACCTGGTCACTGCGAAGAAGGCACTCGACACATTTGGCACGCCGGAATTGCGCAAGTTGTTGAACGAGTCTGGCCTGGGCAATCACCCGGAGATGATCCGATTGATGTACAGGGCAGGCAAAGCAATCAGTGAGGACCGCTTTGTCGGTGGCACTCGCGGTGGTCAGAAGGCTGGCCCCAAGGGTTTCAACGATCTAGCATCCGCGCTTTATTCAAATCAGCAAACTTAATAGGAGTCCAACATGGCTACTTTGTCGAACAACTCTCTCACCCTCGCCGATTGGGCGAAACGCGTCGACCCGGACGGTCGAGTTCCCATCGTTGCAGAACTGCTTTCGCAGAGCAACGAAATCCTGGAGGACTGCGTGTTCAAGGAAGGCAACCTGCCTACCGGCGAGCGCGTCGTAATCCGTACTGGTCTGCCCACTGTCTACTGGCGTGCGCTGAACCAAGGTATCCCGTCGAGCAAATCGACCACTGCACAAGTGGACGAGGCTTGCGGCATCCTTGAAGCCCGCTCTGAAGTGGACAAAGACTTGGCCATGCTGAACGGCAACACCGCTCAGTTCCGCCTGTCTGAAGACACCGCCTTCCTCGAGGCGATGAACCAGACCCAGGCTACGACCATGTTCTATGGCAACCCTGGTGTCGATCCCAAGCAGTTCCTCGGCCTTGCCGCTCGCTACAGCGACAGCACTGCCGCCAACGGCCAGAACATTCTGAAGGCTGGTGGCTCTGGCTCTGACAACACCTCGATCTACCTCGTGGTGTGGGGTGACAACACTGTGTACTGCCCGTTCCCGAAGGGTTCCAAGGCCGGTTTGATTCATGAAGACCTCGGCGAGCAAACCGTCTACAACAGCGACGGCACTCGCATGCAAGCCCTGGCTACTCGTTACCAGTGGAAGAATGGTCTGGTCGTGAAAGACTGGCGCTATGTCGTGCGCATCGCCAACATCGATGTGTCCGACCTGATCGCTCAGACTGGCACCCAGGCTCCTACCGCCGCAACTGCGATCATCAAACTGATGGCTCGTGCTCTGTACCGCATCCCCAACATGTCGATGGGTCGTGCCGCGTTCTACATGAACCGCACTGTCCACTCTGGCTTGTCGATCGCGGCTTTGGACAAGAGCCAGTATGTGTTGAAGATCAATGAAGGCTTGAGCCAGTTCGGTATGCCTTACTCTTGGCTGTCCTTCCTGGGCGTTCCGCTCCGTCGCGTTGATGCTCTGCTCAACACCGAAGCGGCCATTTCTTAATTGGTCAACTTAACCCTGAAAGGATCAAACCATGATTACCGATAAATTGCTCCGCGTCTCTACTGACCAAGCCGTGACCACGACTGCTGTGTCGACTGATACTGTCGACCTGTCTGTCGCTCGCGACATGGGTGAAGGTGGCGACCTCTACATGAACTTCGCAATGACTGAAGCCTTCGCTGGTGGTACCTCTACCAACTTCGAAGTGATCATCGCTGACAACGCCGCTTTGTCGAGCAATGTCGTGGTGATTGGCGCTTCCGGCGCGATCGTGACTGCTGACCTGACTCTTGGCAAGAATGTTGCCGTGCGTCTGAACCCGCAGATCGCTTCGCTCGGCAAGCGTTACCTCGGCGCTCGCTACACTGTGTCTGGCACCAACTCGGCTGGTAAAGTTACCGCCGACATGGTGATGGATGTTCAGGACGGCAAGAAGTTCTACGCTTCTGGCTTTACCGTAGTCTGATAAGGAGAATTGCACATGCCTAAATACCGAGTGATCGCACCCTGCTTCGTCAACAACGGCCTTCGCAATGAGGGCGAGATCGTCGACTACGATGGTCCTGCTGGATCTGCGCTGGTGCCTGTCGATGAAGAAGGCAATGAGGCCAAAGCCGAAACCTCTGGAAAGAAGTGGACGCCCAAGGCCAAGCGTGAACCGGTCGAAGGCTCCGTGTAATCCTTCCTGATCGGAAGCCGTAAGTCACGGGGGGCCGCTGGGAAACCACGGCCCCCTTTTCACATTAGGAGGCCATGATGGCATCAGTTGTCGACATCTGTAACCTTGCGCTGGCGCACCTCGGCGACAACGCCACCATCGCAAGTATTGACCCGCCCGAGGGTTCTGCGCAGGCAGAGCACTGCCAACGCTTTTACCCAATCGCTCGAGACACTTTGTTCGAAATGCATAGTTGG